ACCCTCTTTTTTCAACTGGGTCTTGACATTTTAATTGAAACTCTTGTAATATTAATCCGTCTACAACAGTATGGCCAGAAGATATAAAATCACAATCACATTCTTGAGCTGCTCCTCTTTCACCTAACAATTTAGTTTGATCATTTCTCCATGTTTGATCCCGCTCTGGATGTAAATTCCATTGTAGTTTAATTGTTTCAAATCCATTAATACCATTTTCAGCATCTACCCATGTTTGATGAAACCAATTACCAATACCATTAGGAGTTGATAATACAATTGCTCCACCACCAGTAGATAATGTAGCTTGAGATGCTACCCATATTTCTTCAATATTTCTAATAAATGCTGCTTCATCAACTATTAATAATGATAATGCTTCAGAACGTGCTCCAGTAGACGAACTAGATATTGCTTTAATTTCAGATCCATTTGCAAATTTTAATGATAATTTATTATTGGTAATAATTTGTGTTTTTAACCAACTTGGTAAATTTTCATTCATTATTTGAACTTTACTTACTAAGTTTTTTGCTACGTCTTGAGTGGTTGCAATAACTAAAACGTTGAAGTCTTCGTTAAATAACATTGACCATAATGCATAACCAGCTGAAAGTGTTGATATACCTAATTGTCTTGATTTAAGTATTACATTATAACGATTATTTTGTAATGTAGATAACGATTCTTCTTGGAATGGAAATAAATTAAATTTTATTTTTCCTCTAATAGGATGTTGTATATAACAAAACTTTCGCATAAAATATACGGGATCGTTCGCACATTTTAAATATTGCTCTTGTACTATTTGTTTTATATTTTTTTCGCTCATTGAACAACTTCAACGATCATCTTTCCGGTGAATAGCGCAGTTAATATACCTGTTCCAAACCATATTACTTTATGATCGTACCATTTTGGTTTTAAATATTTTTCTCGCTGTATATACAAATCTATATTTTCATTTAATAGTTTTACTTTTGTATTTGTATATATTAATTCTATAGAATCTAATCTTATAACTGTTTCTAAATCAGATATTAATGTTTCTTGTTGAGAAATTATTTCGTTATTAATAGAATCCATATAATATAATGAATCCAATGTTTCTGAAATATCAATAATTTCTTTACTAGTAAAACATGTATCTGCCATTTGTCCAAAATATATTAGAGGACATATAAATAATATAATAAAAATATTTTTCATTTCCTAGTTCTTTTTCTGATATTAGCAGCTGCTGATTTAACTGCTTCTTCTTTAGACTTTACTACTTTAGCTTTTTTTGGAACTGGTTGCTTTTTTAGTTCTTTTGTTTTTTCTATTTTCTTTTTTGTTGTTTCAACTTTTTTCTTAGCAACTTGTTTTTGTTTTTTAACTTCTTCAAGTTGTCCATCTAATTTATCAATTGTTTTATTATTATTGTCAATTTTCTTTTTTGCTTCATTAGCTTTTTTAGAGTTATTTTTTGATAATATAAAAAATATTCCAACTATTCCAGTTAAAATACCTAATATAATTTTCCAATATTTTTTAATCATTATTTGCCTTTTCTTTATTTAAATTTTCTAAAAAGTTTTCTTTAAACTTTGCAAATTGAACTTCTACTTTTTCTTCAAACTCAGCTGGAGTCATTTGTGCATCCCATGTTTCCATTAATCCATCTGAATTTGTTACATATTGTTGCTGCTCAGTATATGCTATTTTTAAAGCTTTAACATCTTCTTCTGCTCTTTTTAACCATGCTTCAGCATTATCTTGGATCTTTTTTTGTTCATATTCTTCATATTTTCCATGTTTACGAAGTTCATGTTCCATATCAATTACACAATCATAACACATACCATGAATTATTTGCATTTTTTTATCTAAATGATTTGGAATAGAACATGTACATGTTTCTTTTTGGCAATTTGGATATGAATTAAGATGTTTTCTAACTTCTTCTGCTACTGAGTTGGCTGGTTTTTTAACACGAAACCCATTACATTGTTCTATTCGATAAATAGTATTACCAATTTTTTCTTCCCAAACATCTCCAATCTTTCGACGTTTATTTTTTTCTGCTTTTTGTTTAGCATCAGAAAATCCAATTGTTTTTTTAGTTTGGAACTTGTGCGTTCCGGCAATCATTTCTTTGACTGCTTTTATATTTTGTAACTTTTTTGACATAATTTTAATTTATTTGAGCGACTGCTTTGTCAATTGCTCTTTTTAGTAACATTAGTTTTCCAATTTGTCTTTTTCTATCATCGTCTGCAGTTATTTTATTAATAACAGACATAATTGTTTTCATTTGTTGTACAATATTTGGTTTTTGTTCTAGTGCTTGTATAAACTTTGCAATTCTATCATCTGACTCAGATGAAGTATCTGTTGGTGCTTCTGGAGCTGGTTCTGCTGATGCTTCTGGTTCTGCTGATGCTTCTGGTTCTGCTGCTTCTGGTTCTGGAGCAGGTGTTGGTTCTGCAGAAGGTGCTGGTTCAGCTGGTGCTTCTGGAGCTGCAGGTGGTTCTGGTGTATCAGCTACAGGCTCTTCTTCTTGTTCGTTAGTAATTGTACTTAACGCTTGTTCAGATAAAAATTTAGTAACTTTTCTTTTAACAATTTCACGAACTAATTTTTCTTTTTGCTCTTTTGTTAGTTTCTTTATTTGTGACATATAGCCGCCATCCTTTTTAGATAATGTATGTATTAGTTCTTCTGCATCTTCTTCTTGATTTTTTACAAATACTTTTAAAGTGTTAGCAGGACGCTTATCATCTCCATCTTCCATTTGTTTTGTAACATATATTCTATCAGCATCTTTTACATCTGGTACCATTGTTTCATTATCTAGTATGTCATCATACTTTATTTTTCTATCTACATTTGGCATAGGCTCGCCTGATGCATTAGGTACCATACCTTGAACTTCTTTGTCATTAGTATAATCTTTTAAATCTTTTCTAGATTTGTGTTTTTCATTTTTTGGTTGTTTATGTTTAGCCATTTTTATATGTCCTATTATTTAATAATAAATATCATCTAGAATACTTTAACGTTCCTAATATCTGATTTAGCGGAGCAAATGCTCCTGTTAATTTATATGTATTACCACCATATACAAATACAATTCCTTCTACTGGTACTATTTTTTCAAATCCTCCAAGATTTTTAATTTTATCCAATTGAGTTTTTAGTAATTCCATTTTTGATATATCATTAGTAGATCTCAATGTACGAATTATTTGTGCAATTTCTTTTCTAATATCTTGTACAGCTTCTGCAGGATTAGGTGCTAAAAAATTAGATACATTTTTCATTATTTCTGCACCTAATTTTAAAAATATTGATTCAAATGGCTGTATATTGTCTTTTATATATTTTTTAAAGTCTTTTTTATCAAACACTCGCATCCATTCTACAAACTCTTCATTGTCTATCATTTTAGCTACTGCAGAGACGTTAGGTGATTTAATATTATATGCCCATCTATTCATTAGTATATCTGTTACTTCGTCAGGTATATTATAATTAAACTCATTTGCTTTAGCTCGTATAACATCTTTCCACCATGATTTGTGATACTCTGAAACTGTGTCTGTGTCTTTTAAATTATATTTGTCACGTAGTTGATCTAATTCATTAAATAATGCATCTTGATAGTCTTGAAAATTTTCAATTCGACCTAATTTAATTTTTTGAGGCGGAATTAAATTAAATGTATTTTGTAAATCTGAGTTTGCATCTGTTACTGCTTTTTGTACAATAGCGCCGCCAGTTAAATCAGTTTGTACAATTTTTCCTTTTTCATCAAATTCTACAAGATTATGAAATTGTAAATATGCTGCTTCATATGATATAACATTTTTTGTTGGTGGATATATAATTTCCATGTTAGCAAATACCTTGCCATTTTGAAAAATATTTTGTAATTTTTCTAATCCTACTTTTGCAAACGCAGCTGCTAAATCTGTTCCAGCTTCGCCAAATGCGTCTGATATATTACCTCTTCCTGCAAACTTTGCTTGTAATTCTTTAACGGTCAATGGATTTACACGTTCTCCGCCATTTCTAGCAAATTTAACTGCCCCGTCTTTAAATGTCATGAATATATTTTGTCCATCAGTTTTTTCAGTTACTGTATTTTCAATATCTAATCTGCCTTGTAATCCACGCTGAATCATTTCTTTGAAATCAGCAAATGTTAATGATTGTGATCTATTCATATCAAATGGATGTGACATATGACCAGCTAATCCGCCTTCATTCAAGTATTTAGCTCCAAATATTGTCTTTGGATATTTATCAAAGTTATAAACAAATCCATCTTCGGTATCTTGTTTGTCTAATGCTTTTCTTAATTTTTTAATTTTTTTAGAATGTGCTTCAGAACCTTTTGGTGTCATATACCCACCATCTTCAAATAACTCATTTACATCTGCTTCTAATTCTTGCAAGAACCATTCTTGTATACCTATAGATTCTTTATTTATTTTATCTCCAGCTTTCTTTGCTGCTTTATATGCTTTAGATCCTTTTTTAGCTGGTGTGCCTCCACGTTTTCTTTTTGCACGAATATTGGCCCATAGACCATCACCTTCTCCCATTACGTCTCCATATGTTGGAGCTCCACCAAGCATTTGCCAAATATTTTTTATTATAGATTCATCGTAATTAGGATAACTTGCTTTAAATTTACTATATGCATCTGCATTTAATGCTGCTCTTACAGTGGATGCAGATATTGCATTACCATCTTTATATTTTAAAGGATCTACAGAAACTGTTAATTCAATAGCATCTACGCCGGCTGGAATTTTTCTTCCTGATCGATCTCCGACTGTTTTATATTTGTCTATATTTGGTAAAAATGATTTAACACGAACATAATCATCATCTTTTTCAGATGCAGCTAATGCAAATTGACCTTGTGTATCTTCTGGCAATTCAAATAGATATTCATATGCAGCCATTATTGGAGAATTAAAATTGGTAGGTTGTATTTCAATGTTTGTATTTTTATTTAATAAATTAAACATTTTAATACTTGTATCTCTAGTTATACCGTCTCTTTCTTTTGGCCCTATCAACATGATTACTTTATCAACATTTGGGTTTTGTGCGTATCGTTGTGCAAGAGCCATATGTGCTCCTGTTATAGGCTTAAAGCCTCCTGGAAATAATACTGTTACGTTCTTCATTTTATATAAATATTCCTTTATAATAATT